CAAAAGGTTTAAGAGTTATTGAATATTGTGGATTGAATGTTGGCAGAATTTGCTCAACGAGTTGAAGAGCATCATCTTGTGTTTTTGTGTAAATATTTAATTGAAAAGAAATAACGTATGGAACTCCAGTATAAAATCTATTTCTATTATCTGCCGTTGTTCCAAACCGAGTAAAGTTGTTAACTTTTGAAACTTGCCGTGAGTTGTCATATGCTAATGAAGTAATCTCAAAAGACATACGAGGTAACTTAATAGCTACCTTTGTATCGTTATCTAGATCTGGATTCTCTCGAATGCGATCTAAATACTTGTTTTTAGGAGCATATGCTAATGGTACTTTAACTTGAGAAGTAGATGCACCAGTTGTTTGATTCTTACGAACAACATACAGGTTATTAAACAGTTTACCAAATATAGCAACTGCTCGCCGTGTTTTCTCGTGATAAAAATGTCCACCAAACATTAGCTTTTATATATCTTTGTCAAGTGATCTTCAAAGGATTCGACCTTTGCTAATCTATCTGGCCAGAGGATATACTCCTTTTCTGGGTTTTTCTTCAAATTATTGAGCAATGGAATTATTGCGTTATATAGTTTATCTATCTTATCCTGAGTGTTGATCGCAGAAGCACCAAGAGTTTCTGCTTTGGTTGCTGCTTTTTGAACTGCTTCTAATTCGTTCTCATCGACAACGGTAAAGCCAAAATCAAAAATATCGTCATCCATCACTTATAATCTCCACTATTCTATTATCTTCGTCAAGTATAACTTTCATCTTTTGACACGCATACCTTGTAGACCTGTTTGATTTAATTAGTTGTCGCGAAGCCATTCGTTTTGCTTTCAGGCACTCAGACATACCATCTCTAACAGTATATTCTTTAAGCTCTGTGCCATTCATAAACAGCAATAAAACGAATTCAATACTGGTCATTTGTGTCCGTTAGCCCTTAACTTTTCTATATTATCTTCTAAATTCATAATTCTTTTTTCATAAAACTCAAGAGTTAGTTTTTGTTGTTGATCATAAGGCGCTCTGCCTTCTTCTATCTCTAATGTTAACTTTTCAAGTTCTCCAGCTAAATGCTCGATCATCATAAACTGTTCAGAGTCCGCAGGTAAACTACCCATTTCACCACGCGGCCATTTAATTCTAAACTCAGTATTTTGTTCTAAATCAGTCTTCATCATAGTCTGACTTGTTTCAATCTGATTTAATCTTTCAACAACTCCAAAATACGCCCAAGTGGCTAGTGAAGTAAATGCTATCATACTTACAATGTTACGAAGTGGAAGAGCTACTTCCGTTCCTTCATTTAGTTTCGTAGCCATAATTAATCATTCCCTGATGGATCACCAAATGGGTTACCTTCGCTGAAGTCAAGGAAGTCATCACCAAATGTTCCAAAGTCTGTATTTTGTTCGTTCTCCGAAAGTTTATTCAATTCACTCACAGTTTGTAATGTATGTATGTTCGTTGCTGAATCGATTGTTACTGTACTATCAGCTGAGAACAATCTCCAAGTTCCGTCACCACTACTAAGATTAACTGCATGGACTAGTCCATCAGAGTCTGAGTACTTTGCAACTTCTGCTGTAACCAATACACCACTTTGATTTTGCGTAATAATTGTGTCTGCTACAATCGGTTTCCTGTTGTTTACATCTGCACCTTGGATCTTTAACAGATAAGTATAACCATAAGCTTCTTCGATCTTTTGTATTGTATCAATACCAGTATCGAAGTCTTCACTATTGTAATCAAATAGCTGAGCTCTACATTTGTAAACTGGTAAATTAGATAATTGATAGAAAGGCATTTCATGTTCCACGTGCGTAATCTGGAACATAGAATTAGAAAGTGTAAGATAAATCAAATCACCTTCACGCGGCCGATCAGTAGTAATTTGGTTATCACCAGCAACTACTTGGCTCCACCGTCGTCTTGATACTACAAAGGTAGCTTCATCTCTAATCTCAACACCAAAACGAGTGAATAAGTCTCCTTCACCGTCGAATCCTTCGACGTTATCAATATACATTTCTATTTTATATGAGCTACTGTATCTCGCTGGAATTTCATCAGCAAAGACTCTGTCCTCGAAAACAGTTTCACGAGGTAGATAATAGACGTCTTGACCGTAAATCTTGAGAGACTCGATTACTATATCTTCATAGAGATTTTGTTCTGATCTTACATTATCTCTTATGTAATAATTGCGCATGCCATCACCCTACAAAAAAGTCTGCAGGCATTTCGTGTTCGAGTCTAATCCTCTCTCTAAGGTCTTGAATTTCTCCTTGCGCATCATCAAACAATTGTCTACCATTTAATATCACACCGCCGGGCAGTTGCATACCCTCGAATTTCATTAAATTCATGCCCCATTGTTGTTTAATTAATGAAGTTGTATATTCTTTTAGCCACATGTCATTATATATCGAAGTGTGCGAATCTGGATTGATTGTATTATAAACTTCATATACAATATAATCATCTGCAGTAATATCTAAATCTTCAATATGGCCGTGTAAATAAATTCTGTTTTGCCTACGTGCAAAATCTACCATTGTATGACCATTGAGTGTCATATCAAGCAAAGACAAATATTGTTGAATTTGCTCGTAATATGCGATATCCCCAGCAAACTGAGACATATCAGTTAGTTCCGATAAGTGCATCTGATAGCGCAGGTTAAACAATTGTCCTGAAGAAGATGAACTCGATATAAGAGGAAACACCTTTGTTACAGTATGAACATCAGATGATGTAGCAATGTATTTGTTAGTAATATCTGTTGCAGTTAACTGGTGAGATACATAGGCACGAAAAGTAGCATCAGAATGAAATTCCTGAAAATACTGAATCGCTTCGTCAACTCGGTCTTCGAGCTGATCCTCATCAACATTAATCTCAATGACTGGTTCACCAAGCCTTCGCTTGCAGTAATCTATTAATGTATCTCTCGAGTTAGGTGATGCCATTAGCTACCGGCTCCAATAACTGTTTTAAGAGTTGATCCTGCTGTGTTCTTAATAAGTAGCGTACTTGCACTAGCTAATTCGGCTGAAGTAACTGAGTTGTCAGCAAGAGCTACTGAAATACTAATTCCAGCCGTTCCATCAAAGTTAGCTGTACCAACTGCGTCACCTGCAATCGCAATCGCTCGAGCAGACGCTAATGCAGTTGCTGTTGCGGCGTTACCTGTACAAGATCCTGAAGATCCAGATGCGTTACCTTCAAGGTTAGCAATCAAAGTTCCAGTTGCAACTGTAAGGTTTCCTGTATCTGCACCGGTATTTGTGGTTGTACCCATCTTGAACTTGTCTTCAGACTCGTCCCAGATAATTGCAGCATTGTTACCAGTTGAACCACGTTCCATAATGAAACCAAGGTCGTTAGCGTTCGAAGTTGCACCTGTATTTAATTCAATTAAAGGATCAGCAACTAAACTGTTTGTTGAATTAACTGTTGTAGTTGTACCATTGACGGTTAAGTTACCACCAAGAATTACGTTACCTGAAGAGTATAAACCATTAAATGTTACTGAGTCGGTTGTTCCTACAGCTTGCCCGATAGAAAGTGTACCGCTGGCAGAATCGATACCTACTCCCGTGCCTGCTTGCATGGTTGACATAACATTAGCTTGTGTTACTCCAGTCAATGTAAATTGACCTCGAGCTGAATCGTAAGCTAAACTTCCTAATCCAGTACCAGTGCCAACTGATATTGCATCAGATACTGCCAAACGGAATTGACTTGATCCAGAATCTCCGCTTACAAATTGCGAAGATGAAGCTAAACTTGAAACAGCTCCTGCGCTATCTTGAATCGATAATTTGTTACCATCCGCTCGTAGCTTAACACCACCAAGGTGTATTGTACCAGCTGATAAGAATATATCTCTGAATTTTAGAGCTGAAGTACCAATGTCATATGCCGAGTCTGCACCCGGTGTTATATGCCCATTGACTTCCAACGCTCCTCGAACATCAAGCCTGTCATCCGACGGGATCTCTCGAATTGATGATCCTTCAATGATTAGTGGAATACGATCTGCCATTTTTTGATTCCTTTAGTTTCCTTTGTCTATTTATACATTAAAGCGAGATAGTTACTTCGGCGCTGTCTGTGTCTAGTAATATTACGGTGTTACCAAAGCCAACAACGGCTCCAGTTGAGATTGTTGCTGCTTGATTGATTACAAGACTTACTTGTGTAACTCCGGCGCTATCGGCGAAGTCTAGAGTAAATCCAGTTGCTGCAGCTCTTAGACCAATATAATCTGAATCGATAATATTTGATACGAATTCACGTGTTAAAAGCGTACCGGTTGAGTCTGGTAGTGTAAGCCCGTGGTTAGATGTATAGTCACCAGGGATAAGCGCTTGTTGGAATGAATCATCATCAAAGATAATACGCTCATTTGCCGCCAGCACAATACCGGTCGGAGATAACTTCATTTTAGTTCTAACAGCACCAGCTTGTCTTACTTGGAAGTGTAATTCAGCGTCTTCCGTACCATCAGATGCATCGTTAATGAACGATGCTATTTGACCCATTAATGTAGCTTCATCAGCATCGTTTCTTCCGCGGAATTCGATTGAAGCAAGAGCATCTGAATCTGCAGC